ATGAAAAGCAACGAACGCTGTGTTGTCGTTATCGGGGATAATAATATTTTACATTATGGGCTGTTCAGCCTTATAGACACAGAATGCAGCAGGAAGCAACTGGCTGTATTACCATGCGAGGATTATCGGCTGTTTCGTACTGATGCAGAAAAAAGATATTCAGGATACTTTCATCTGGCGGTGATGTGCCTTGGATACAGTGACTTTTTCCCGCGGTGGTTCAGCTCATTTCTCACATTGCTCCGAAAAACAAACGGTAATGTGCTGGTCTTCACGGACAGTCATGTTCTGCTGAACAGCCGTAAAAGAAGCCTTCTGGATCGTGTCTGTGAGATGGAATATGTCATGGATGTATCAATGCCGGTCTCCTACATCGCTTTTGTCCTTGAGCACTATCTCAACAGGAAGCGCTCTCTGAGGGAAAACTGTAAAATATCTCTGCGTGAACTCGCCGTTATTGATGGGTTTCTGAACGGTGTCGAAGCAGTAAATCACTGTTCAAAACTGGGCATAGAAACGCGAACGCTCTATCAGCACCGGAAAAACTGTGCTAATAAGCTGGGCGTCAGAAATCTCAAAGATTTACTCAGGCTGTAACAGCAGGGGAAGTCGCGTGCCTGTCATCAATATCCACAAAATCGACTGGTTCCGGATCCTCACAGACCTGAGCCGTTCCGGTTACTCCCTTCAGGACATCGCAGATGAACTGGATGTGGTTGCCTCCACACTTATCGGGTGGAAGAAAGGGGCCAGCCCCCGTCACCATTCTGGCGAAGCGCTCATTGAACTGTGGTGCCGGGTGACGGAGAAGGGCAGGCATCAGCTGCCCAGAGAAAAATTTGTGCAGAAATTCATTTTTCATTCGTCAGAACGTGCCTGCAGGCATTCAGAAAAATGAATCTGACACGACTCATAGTGCCGGTGACATTCTTACCGGCACAGAGTCTTTACCATGAAACTTGAAAGTGTTGTTAAGTACCATTCCCCGCGTTCCGTTACCCCAATCGTCTGTCAGTCATCCCTGTCACCTGATGCCATGTCCGGCAGCGATGTAATGGCTGCGCTGGGCATGACACAGAAACGTGCTCCGCTCGGGTACTCTGCCTTTTTTGGAAAAATGAATGTCTCCGGTCAGGACAGAGCGCGCGCCATACGGTTGCTGGCGATGACAGGCCTGCAGGCATCCTCACGTTATCCTGCGCTCACAAAACTTTCCGAAGAAGAGCGCATGGCCGTCATCACGATTATTGCGGGCTATGCCTTTCTCGATTATGCGCGCAGCCCGGATACCGAATCGCCATGCCATGCCTGTGACGGCACAGGCCTGTGCAACGGAAAGTGCTGCAGCAAATGTAACGGAAAAGGTGTCGTGCGGGCTGCCTGCAAGGACTGCAAAGGGCGAGGGGAATCCGTTAACCGTGTGATGACACGATTTCAGGGTGTGCCGGTTTATCAGCCCTGTAAGCGGTGTTCCGGGCGCGGCTTTGAACGTATCCCTTCCGCTGTTGTGTTCAGGGCGGTGTGTCAGGTCACGCAGGCTCTTACTCTTGATACGTGGAACAAAAGCGTTAAGCAGCTACTGGAGTTTCTGGTCGCCGAGCTGCACCGGGAAGAGGCCTGGGCAGAGAAGGCGTTATCGCGCATTACTAAATAGCGAGCGATAATTCATGTAACGATGTTATAGCTCACTATTTACTTTTCCATTTTTTGTGTTAGATTGGTTCCAACGATGGGTAAATGACCCTCGAGAGATTTCTATTCAGCCCTGGCATTTTTGTCAGGGCTTTTTTTATGACCGGATGCCGTCACTGTATCCTGCTCATCCACCGGCTCCGGCTACCTTTCTCCTATTCTGCGCGGCAAATCCTGATGAGCAAACTCACAACCGGTGTCGCTTATGGCGTATCCGCGGGCGAAATCGTCCACGGCATCCTGACCTTTTTCAGTCCGGAAGAGTGGAGCGCCGTCGGCGTTCTGGCCGGTATTAGTCTTGCGACCGTAACCTGCGTCATCAACGGGTATTACCGGCGCAAGGCGACACTGGCAGAAATCAGGGCGCTGCGCTGTACCTGCCAGAACAAGCCGCAATAAATCATGGCTATTTCCGCTGCGCTGCGTAACAGACTTCTGGCTGCAGCCGGTGCGGGTGCTCTGACTCTGGCAATGACGCTGCTGGGTGGTCCGGATGGTTTAGAAGGGCGTCGTTATGTTCCTTATCCGGATGTCGCCGGTGTGCTCACCGTCTGTGATGGTCATACAGGCCCGGATATTGTCAGAAACAAAAATTATACCGACCAGGAATGCGACGCTCTGCTGCGCGCTGACCTGAAACCTGTTCAGTCAGAAGTAAACAGCCTCGTCACGGTTACTCTCAGCGATTACCAGCGCGCCGCACTCTACAGCTTTGTCTATAACACCGGTACTGACGCTTTTTCCCGATCTTCACTTCTGAAAAAACTCAACGCAGGCGACACGACAGGTGCGTGCAGTGAATTGCGCCGCTGGGTTTTTGCGGGCGGCAGGAAGTGGAAAGGGCTGATGAACCGCCGCCAAACCGAGCGTGCACTTTGCCTGGCGGAAACCAGTGATGATCTTTAGCAGGGTTAAGTGGGGTGCCGTTACCATCACGGGTCTGCTTCTGCTGGTCATGGCGCTTGGTGTCATCCTGAGGCTTCAGTCTTTATCGAAAGCGCTGCTCACCCAGCAGAACAGGCAACTGGCACAGGAAAAAGCCTCAGCAGAGATACTCGCGACTAATGTCCTCAGGGTAACAGCCCTCTTCAGCGACATTGCCCGGGCAACTCAGGGTGCAAATCAGGCAGGCAATGAAGAAAGCGAGCGCAGGGTCGTGGTTATTCACAAGCTGGTCAAGGATAACAGCTGTGCCACTGAACATGTGCCTCGTCCTGCTGCTGACCAGCTGCGTGCGCACCGGGACAAAGTACGTACCGGTTCCGCCAGTACCGATGACCAACTTCCTGTCGCTGACCATAGCGGCGAGCTTCGGCAGTGTGGTGGGTGACAATCAGACCACGGACCTGCGCCGGGAAACCAAAAGCACGCTTGAGTCTTTCCTGTCGAACCTGGAAACGCTGAAGATGATTGGCGACCCGAATGGCAGACCAGCCTTTGCGGTGCGCCTCGATGCGGCTAATAACCCGGATGCGCGCGTGGCACTGGGCTACATGACCGCCGATGTGCAGGTCAAATACCTCAATGTGGTGCGCTACTTCCTGGTGAATCTGGAAGGGGGCGGCAGCGTGTCCATCTCCGTCTCAGACAGTTTGTCGCGCTGAACTGTGCCTCACTCCTCATTACTCCGGAGATAAACCATGCCAACCCTTGGCTATACCGTCGGGCGTGATATTGCCGTCGATATCAATACGCCGACGGGAAAACTGCGCATTCCCAAAATCATGAGCTTTGACTCTAAGCCGCAGGTCTCGACCCATAAAATCACGCCGCTCAACGGCATTACCGACGAACTGCAGATCCCCGTCGGCTGGAATGGCACCATCACGGCTGAACGTATGGATGCCACGCTCGATGATTTCTGGGCGAGGTGGGAAGACAACTACTATAACGGCATCGATCAGCCCCGCGGCACCATCACCGAAACCATTACCGAGGCAAACGGCACCGTCAGCGTGTATCGCTATGAGGGCGTGTCGTTTCACCTTACCGATGCCGGTAACAAGCAGGGCGAGAAGACAGTGAACCAGACCCTATCATGGACAGCCAACCGCCGTAAAAAAGTGAACTGAGGAATAGACAATGGTGCAGGTCAGAGTGCATGAGTCGCCACCCGTTGTGACGGAGTCGCCAGTGAAGTCGAATCAGGTCCGGGATGCCAGTGGGCGTGTCATTACCCTGCGTGAGCTGGACCCGGTGCAGGAATCCCGCCTGACCGTCGCGGTCGGCCCGGAAATGGCCATTAACGTGATGTACATGAACATGTACGCCTTTCCGGCGGCGGCCGTGGCTGATATCGACGGCGAAGAATACCCGGTACCGCAGAACCCGAAGCAGATTGAAAGCATGCTCGCTATTTTGGGCAAAAGTGGACTTAAAGCGGTCAGTGCCTCCCTGCGTGCTATGTCGAACGACAGGGACGATGAGGCCACGGAGACCGCCGCAAAAAACTAGCGCAAAACCCCGGGTTTATTAACCAGTGCTGGCTGATGAAAGCCGGGGTTCCGTTCAACGTGATTTTTCCGGGCCTGGCAGAGCTGATGCCCCATGAGCGCATTGCCATGGGTGTGGTCATCGGCGAGCTAGAGGGTGGCACTTACAACTGGATCACACGAAGGTGGGAGGAGGGTAAGTAGTGGACCTTGAGCAGTTTGCGCGTGAGCTGTCGTCTGCCTCAGCCAGCATCGCCACCGGCCTGGAGGCCAGCTTCCACGTTATCGTCAAAGAAATTGAGGAAACAGCGAAGGAAGAAATCGGCGTTTACCAACCTGCTTATCGGCCGTTTGAGGCCTGGGCACCACTGGCAGCCTCCACCAGAGCCGACCGTGTTCGCCAGGGTTACAGCGAAGATGAGCCGCTGCTGCGGTCAGGCAGGCTCAGAGACTCCATCCAAAGTGAAGTTGTGGGTCTGGCAGCCATCGTTGGGACCAAAAGTGAAATCGGGCTCTGGCAGGAGGTCGGGACTGATCGTATACCGCCGCGGCCCTTTATCGGCCCCGCTTACGTGCGCCAGATTGACCCCTTGATGGAGTCGATCGGACTGGCGATTTCTTGTTGTTTGAAAGTGTCCTGAGTGGTGTTGAGGTTAAGGTTATACTGAAAATTGCCGATATAGTGACAAAAGGGAGTTGCTGAGGAAGTATGTTTTGTGGTTTTCTTTAGCAACACAGAGCGCGCCATAAGTTGATACAATCAAGTTTTGTCATCAATCATCCAAAAAACGAGCGGGTTTTGCTCTAAAATGAATAATCATTGGCGGACGTTTCATCTAAAGTTAAAGCTAACGCAGGCTCCAATAGTCTCGGCTAAGGAGAACAATCATGACAAAATTTAACATGCAGATTAAGCAGAACTATGCCTCTTTCTTTTTCAAAGAAAGTGATAAGTGTGTGATTGTTGACAGTTTTGATAATCAAGAATTTGATGTGCGTGTCGGTACGATTGGCGAAAGCAAGCTCGTTGGTACAGTGAACGCTTACTCTGACGAAGAGTTAAATGAGAAGTTAGAACGCGTAACGGCAGACTATATATGACAATAACGCGTCAAGGTTTGGACGATCTTGAGGCGATAATTAATGATAGCCTTGAGACTGAGTGCATAGAGATGACTTTTTCGGGGCATTTCTCTTTCGATAGAGTAAATGACCCGAGGAACAAACCAGCAATAACCCTAAAAGAACTTGAAGATATCTTCGTTAAGTTCAAAGCAGCTCACGCCAAAGTTGTGTCTGGCTATTCCACAAATGATACCTTCGTACTGAAATGCAACAAAACTAAAATCAATTTGCCATGCGGTGTTGAGTTGACGAGAAAGCATGGCAAACCCTGGATGAAAGTCACCGTGATGACGGTGATGAGGAAAGACCCGTTCTTAACAAATGATAAATACGAATTGTTCGTGAATTGAGTGCATTTATCGCAATTGACATTAACCTAGCTACGGCTGGGTTTTTTTATGCCCGCAAATCGAGGTCTCTATGGATGTTCAGGCTTACCGCGTAGCTGTGCGCCTTGCGCTGGACGATCAGCTTACGCGTAGCCTGCTGCAGGTCAGTCGCGATGCAATCGAGCTAAATAAGAAGTTCGTCACCATCACTAGGAACATCAAAGCACTGACCCGTGCGGCCCGCGAGGCAACATCTGCGCTGCGGGCGCTCAATCGCTCCCTCAATAATGAGTTCTCTGGTGCGTCACGCGGCGCGCGTGAATATGCCGGTGCCATCCGCGAGATTGCTGACCAGACACAGCGTATCAACCGGGCCTCGCGTAATGCCCCGCTGCTGGCAGGTGGTTACGGTGCAGCCATGACACTGCCCGTTCTGGCAGCGGGGGCCGCCGCTGCAGGTGGCAGCGGTGGATATGGCAGCCCTGGCGGGAGGCTCGCACTCCCTCCGCCTTCAGGACAGGGTGGCTGGTGGCATGGCTGGCATAATGGCGTGCCCCCGGGGGGCTGGGGCGGCGGCGGTGCAGGGCGTGGTGGCGGTGATGGACACCCTCCCGGCGGAGGCTCCTTTTCAGAGGGTATGACAAATCTGGCCACCGGCTATCTGGGTTTCAGAATGCTGAAGGGCTTTGTTGATGAGGCAGCCCGCTACCAGACCATGACCGAGAAGTTCAGACAGTTCGGCATGGGTCAGGCTGCGACAGATGAAGCACAACGTTTCGCTGAAACTACCCGCAGCGTATCCATTGTCTACATCGATGCCCTGACCGGCACGCCAGAAACTCTCCACTTCGATGTCGCGAGGTAAGCGGATGTCATCGCTCAACGTCAAATCCTTCACTGAACTCGTCGGCGAACAGGTCACAGCGATACAGGCTCGGGCAGCAAAGCTGGTGGATTTTTCCATCGGGAGCATTCTGCGTTCACTGGCTGAATCCAATGCCGGTGTGGTCATGTGGCTCCAGCAGCTGATTGTAAAGCTGCTGGTGACAACCCGCGCGGCGACATGCTCCGGCGAAGACCTGGACAGCTGGATGGCAGACTTTGGTTTTTTCCGTCGCTCTGCTGTACAGGCTGCCGGTAACGTGACGTTCTCCCGTCTTACCCCCGCGAGCCAGGCCCTTATCCCGGTCGGGACAAAGATAACCACCCTCGATGGCACACAGAGCTACACGGTTATTGCCGACCGGCCCGGACAGTCGGGCTATGTCATCGCAGCGGGTGTGATTTCCCTGGAGGTACCGGTGAGGGCAGATACCGCAGGCGCTGCAGGTAATGCGCAGCCGGGTACCGTCACCCTTATTACGGGTTCTGTGTTATATGTCGATCAGGTGACTAACCCAGCGGCGTTTGTGGGCGGTCAGGACGCTGAATCAGACGACGATTTCCGCGCGCGATTCAGAATGTGGATCGCTTCATTATCAAAAGCCACAAGAGCGGCGATTACGTTTGCGCTCAGCAATGTTCAGCGCGGCGTCAGCTTTACCCTGACCGAGAATGTCTCCTGGGACGGCAGACCGCAGCCGGGCTATTTTTATGCCGTTATTGATGATGGCAGCGGTATGCCGCCACGCGAATTGCTTGATCGTGCATACAGGGCTATTGACGCTGTGCGCGGATTTACCATCGCCTTTGGGGTTTTCAGGCCGGTGGTCATCTATGCAAAGGTCATACTTTCATTTACGACAGATAATGAAGCAGATCACTCTAAGGTGGCCGGTCTGATTGAGGCGGCCGTATCGCAATACATTGCAGACCTTCATCCCGGACAGCTTCTGGCCTACACCCGGATCATCAGAGCGGCCTATGCGGCCAGTCCACTGGTCACGAACGTGACATACCTTACCCTCAATGACGGTAACGCTGACCTTGCGGCCTCGCCAAAACAGGTTATTCGCAAAGGTCAGATTACGGTGAGCTGAATGGCTAAAGGTGACAGGAACGACTTTCTCAACCGGCTTCATGCGCTGCTGCCGGCAGGCTGGTTCAGTGATGACACACCGATTTTTGAAGGTGCTCTTTCAGCCTGTGCCACAGCGTTATCCTGGTGCTACACCCTATATCGCTACGCACGTAAGCAGACTCGCATCTCCACGGCGAGCGATGGCTGGCTGGACGTTGCAGCCTATGACTTCTTTGGCACTGGCCTGACCAGAGATTCAGGTATGTCTGATGACCCCTTCCGGATCCAGATAAAAACGAATCTGCTTCGAGAGCGGGGTACGCGTCAGGCCGTTATCAACATTATTGAGATGCTGACCGGGAACACACCAGTCGTGTTCGAGCCGTCACGCCCTGCAGATACAGGCGCGTATGGCGGGCCGGCAATCGGTTATGGTGCTGCGGGTGGATATGGATCACGTTATCTGCCTTATCAGGCATTTGTGGACGTCAGTCGTCCGCGCGGTCAGGGCATCCCCCGGGTGGCAGGCTACGGAATTTCAACAGCGGGCTATGGCAGTGCTTCGCGCGCGCAATATGTCTCCCGGGGAATGGTTACGGGCAGTGTTACGGATGCACAGATTTATGCTGCGATCGAAGCCGTCAAACCGGAAGGCACACTGGTCTGGGTGAGAATTCATTAATCTCTCTTCCTTCGTTAACAATCACGCAATGGCCACCCTGAAGGTGGCCTTTTTTAATGGGTAACTTTATGGATCGTCAGATTGTTTATCCGGGCGCTATTCCGCTCGAAACCGACCTGCTTAATACCAATAAATTCGCCATGACAGGGCTGGCGAAACTGGCGTCAGCCTTTCTGGGTGAGAATACCTGGCTATGTGGTCTGGTATGTAAGCCTTCCGCACCGGCTTCCATGACTGTTCAGGTCGGGGAGGGGCAGATTTATTCCCTGCAGCATATTGATGGCACGCCTTACTCGTCACTGGCTGCCGATAACATCAATACTATTCTGAAGCAGGGTCTAAGTCTGACACCCTGCCTTTTCAGGCTTGATGCACCCGCCATGCAGGGGCACAGCATCAACTACCTCATTCAGGTGGCTTATGCCGACACTGACACGGGGCCCGCTGTGCTGCCATATTACAATGCTGCTGATCCGGCGATCGCTTTCAGCGGACCAGATAACAGCGGCGCACCACAAAACACGGTAAGATCCGGTGACTGTCATGTCTCATTAAAAGCGGGTATGGCCGCCCGAAAAGGTGAACAGATATCCCCGACACCGGATCCCGGTTATACCGCAGCATGGGTAATTACCGTAGATAACGGCGCAATATCCATTGATGCTTCAGCGATACATATGGCTGAGCATGCGCCTTTTCTTCCTGAGGATGGCATCATTGCTGCTGTGCAGCAGGGACGTCTTAACAGCGGCAAAGTTAAAAGCGAGGGTGATAACTTTCATCTGATCTGCCAGCCACCCGTTACAAAGCTCACCGATGGCATGCGTCTGTTCTTTCGCACACAGGCGACTAATGCTGGGGCTTGCAAACTCCGTGTCGGTGATTTCCCGGCCTGTCCGGTCTTAGACGATGACGCCAGAGAGCTCAGGAAGGGTACCCTCAGCAGCTGCCAGCAAAATGAAGTTGAGTGGAATGCGACCCTGAATGCCTGGGTCCTCTGTAATAACCAGCAGCATATTGACTGGGGTGATCTTGATCGCCGCTATATTCCCGTAAGCGGCGGGGAAGTAAAAGGTCCGTTAAACGTTGAAGGCTCACTGAGCACCGACATGCCATTGAAGATTGGGAAAGCAGAAGTCACTACTAAAGGCGATATTGCTGGAGAAGCATGGAGCGGCGGAAGTCTGCATTCATGGCTGGCAGGCCGTTCAGCATCATTTGTTCATAAGACAAAAGGCTTCCCTTTCATCTGGAAAGATCCGGTCAGTAAGCTCGTTATTCAGGGAGGACTGCATGAAACAAGCAAAGGCGAGATTAATTACCCGGCAGCTTTTCCCAACTACTGTTCCCTCGTATTAATTACGCAATGTGGCAGACATAAAATGAGTAAAGACAATTCATTTATATCAGATGTTAATCAATTAAACTTTACCCTGCACGCCGGCAATGGTGAACCCGCATTCTACTGGCTGGCTATGGGGTATTGATTATGCAGATGGGTTTCAGTGCAAAAAGTAATGCCTTTTATTTTCTGGATGAGGAGGCCGCTTACAGAGGAAACGGTATCTGGCAGGAGGATATTATTCCTGTTTCTGATGAAGTCTGGCAACAGTTTACCGGTACCCCCCCAGAAGGGAAACAGCGTGGGTCTGGCAAGGAAGGAATGCCCGTCTGGACGGATATCCCTGAACAGGAATACAGCACTATTGAGGATAATCAGGCAATAAAGAATGCGCTGCTGGAAAAAGCCGATACCGAAATACGCATGCTGGCGGTAGTGCAGGATGTATACGGACTAAATGAAGAAGAGAAACAGAAACTCGACGCCTGGAAAAAACATTTAGCTGAAGTATACAGGCTGAATGCAAGTGTAATGAAAAAAATAGACTGGCCAGCAGCACCAGGCAAGAGTTGAAAGTGGCTCGTCCGGAACGAGCCACTGAATTAATACTTAAAAGCGATATCCCGCATTGACAAAGACACTGGTCATCTTATGTTTTTTTGATGCAAACGCGGCCTGAGATCCTTCAAAGCCCACAGTTAGTGCCAGATTTTCGGTTGCATCAAATGTCAGCCCTGTGCTGTATGCAAACTGGTTGGATGAAGTGGAACCATTTTTCATCTGAGAGTTGTTATGATCATCGAAGATTAATGGATTATCTACTTTCGTATGCGAAATCCCCCCTAAGGCAAAGACGCTGAGTTTCTCTGAGATGCGATAGGTCGGGCCGATCAGAGCAGAGTAATATTCTGCCTGTCTGTCTAACCGATGTTTTGCATTATAATCCTCTTTGCATTGTGCATTACTCCTTCTGCACTCAGTATCAGCATCCTGCCAGTTCTTCTTCATCACCGATACAGATCCCATGAAACCCCACGGTGATGATGTTTCATACTGAAACCTGAAGTTTCCGCCCTGAATTTCACCAAAATCTTTAATATGGCCACGCTGGTAACCAAAAGACATGGTAGGCCTTACATCCGTATCCTCAGCCATCGCATTGGTACACAAAATTGTGGTGGCCAGCAAAGCCATGGACGCTTTTCTGAATAACAT